CTTGTGCCGTTTGAGTTTACTGGCGCTTTTGAATCTTTCATTACAAAGTTCACAATGGTGCCACACTACATCGATGTCATGTACACCTGCCTTGTGTGTTTTGAGACTTCCTTTTGTCTTGAATTCTTTGTCACAGAGTTCACATTTGTGCCACACTACACCGATGTCGTGAATCATTGCCTTGTGTTTTTTGAGATTACCGTCGCTTTTGAATCTTTGATTACAATGCTCACAGTTATACCATTTCACGCCTATATCGTGTTTAAATTTCATATGGGTTTTGAGTTCCCCGGCGCTTTTGAATCTTTTATCGCAATGTTTACAATGGTGCCATACTATATTGATATCATGGACGCGTGCCTTGTGATCTCTGAGACCCCCGGGTAATTTGAATCTTTCATTACAAAGTTCACAATGGTGCCATACTACACCTATATTGTGAACACCTGCCCTGTGCTCTTTGAGTTTACTTGCGCTTTTGAATCTTGCATTACAATGTTCACAATTGTGCCATACTACATCGATGTTGTGAACACATGCCTTGTGTTTTTTGAGATTACCGGAGCTTTTTGCTTTGTGATCACAATATTCACAGTAGTACCATTTCACCTCCATACAGAGGGTATATTATAGTAATATAGTTATACACTCTTAATTGATTTTAAGTACAAAGTTGTTTCGTTTTGCATTACAATAGTGTAATAAGCATGATTTATAAGACTACACAAGTCTCCTATCTCTTTTGGGGTCATATTAGAAAGCACGTCTCTGGGAGGAATGAGCTTATTAATATCAACCATAGTGTAATATCATTGTTGGAAAGCTTTAAACATTTCGTCTATGCGCCTGCACTTAGGAACAGCCTTCTTACCTCTGAGTGGCTTAGGCGGAATCAAATCACGGAAGATGTCACGTCCTTTTATCAAAGGGTCAAGTAAATCTTCTATTGGTTTTTTCAATTGATTTGTGAAGTAATACAAATAATCCAGTTTCACGTCTTCTTGTTGTGACACGTATTTAGGGTCTTCTGCTCGCTCGAACATTTTTGCAGCCGGATTTCCCGTGTCTACAAGAACAAACGGAACCCTGTCTCCGGTGTGAGGGTGAGAGCCTGGTTCTCTAATATTCATTTTATGTACTACGTGGACGTGCGGCTGAGCAGGAAGGTTTTGGAATTCTTCGTTCATCATCGCGGAATAGCTCCATTTGTCGCTCTTTTCCCTTTTCTTCACCTTGCACCCCTTTTTACAAAGCTCCCCCTCAATCGCACCACATCCCTTGCAATATAGCTTTGTTTTATACGTGTCGGAAAGCGATTTTGACATAATGAGTTTCGACATATCGACTTTTCCGTCGAGAAGTTCTTTCGCACGCTCGAGTGCTAGATTTATCGCGGGTTCCGGGTCGCTCGATTCGAGAATTTTGTTTAACACTTCCTTCGAAACCTCTCTCGTGTATGGCGTATTGTCGCGGCGAACCAACTGTAGTCCTTTGACATCGATCTTCTCCATTTCCATTTCGCCATTCTTGTCTTGCGTCCACATCTTGGCTGCGTAACGCTTCTTTGAATACAAAATGTAAGGGCAATACACCTTTTCGAGCTCGAGGTCGTTTGGTTTCTTAAACATTTCGTTGCAAAGCTCTGCCGCCTCTTCGCCCAGTTTCCAACTGTGTTTGATGGCTTCTTCTTGTGACATCCCGGGACAAGGGAACTCCACCATCACGGAATCAGTGTCACCGTACCTAACTATTGCACCTGGAAACTTTGTTTCTACGCGTTGTTTAGTCATGTTTATCATTTTTCTGCCCTGGCTAGTCACCGACGCAGCTATCGGAACACACGGCAACATTCCCAGCCTCGCACCACAGAAACCATAAATGCTATTCATCGAAATCTTGTACGCCAATTGCTGCCCGTTATACACCTCTTCCATCGGCGTGCCACGTGTCTGTGCCATCAGTTTCTTCGCTTTCTTGCGAAACTGCTTGAGTTCATTCAAAATGACGGGAAGCAGACTTGGTACGTTTTGTGCAAACTTGTAGATGTTCCCTCCCGCCTCGAATTCTTCGTATTCGACTCCATCGAGGTTATCAAATTTACTCCCGGGTATGACCAACGTAGAGAAGCACATGTTGTGTGCCATCATGATGCTCGGGTACAGACTCGCAAAATCGAGCGCTGTGATGGGAGTGTAGTAAGCATCTTTGTGTGCTTCTAACACGGTAGCACCTTCGTATTTATCATTCGGAATTTTGTTTTTATCGAGTTTTATGGTCGGAACGACAAATCCTAGATCGCGTGCTTTCCTCGTAATTTGACTGAACACCTTAATCTGCTGGGCGCGTTCGGATAGATAACTCAAAGGAACCCACGTTGCCTTCGCCATCTCTACAAGATTTGTAAATATGCAGAGCTTGTCTATTAGTTTGTGTGGTAGCATCGTATCCTTCAAACAATAGTCTGCTACTTCCCCGAGCTTGTCTGGGTCGCCCTCCACAAATCTCTTAAACATCTCGCGGGCAGGCATGTCTATCTTCTGGTCTCCGAGGAACGTTTTACTCACGTTATTGAGAGAATACGAATCGAGTTTCTTTTCTCTCTTAATTTCGTGAAACAGATCGAAAATGTAACGACCCTTCATTGGCAGCAGTTTCAAAACGTTGTCTCCTAGCGCACCGCTGCTTAGCTTCTTTTTTACCTGAACGCTTTCGTGGTCTTTCAAGCGACCCATATAGTAGAATGGGTGCTCGATATTATCGAAGAACATCTGACCCCTATTCCATATGAAATCCAGGTCAAAACCAAATATGTTATAACCAGTTATGGCATCCGGGTCAAGTTCGATTATCTTTTTGGTAAATGCCATGAGTAGTTCCTTTTCCGTGTCATACGAAATTACGTCCTCTCCACTAGTTTTCTTATAACACAAGCACACCTTATCTATTATTTCAGGACTTCCGTAGCACTTCGTCGTGAGCGCAATCTGGAAGATGGCATCGCCTTCCTCCGTGGGGTCTGGAAACTTCCCCGTGCTGCTATTTGTTTCTATGTCAAACGAAACTATTTTGAAGGGAGCAATGTCATCGCGATCCAACGCTTCTAAAATCTTCCAATTTTTGGTGAAAAGTTCTATGTCACATGTGCTCTTATTCGTTTTCATGCATTTGTTGTCATCCACCTCGAGCCACCCCGTCGATTTTATCCCTGTTCTGTGCATTAGACGCAAAAACGGCTCCAGATTTGCTTCGTACACAGACCCCTTGAACAAATCGTGACACACGCGTTCACACTTCTTCATTGCCCCGAGAGACGCGAAGTCGATCTTTACAAAAACGTATTCTGAACTGTCTTGGAAATACATCAAGTCCTTCCTTTTGATCATCGAGAGCCCCTTCACAATTTCGCTGTAGGTGCTGACATCGTTTGTCAAGCGGTTTTCGAGCTTTTCCTTCACGGCAGTTTTGAATTGCGATGCAGTTAGAGTCGAATGTTTATTCGTTTTTTTCACAAAGAAATAGGGATTAAAATACGTTCTAACGCACACCGACTCTCCACCCTCCGTACGACCGAATATACAAACTTCATAACGTCCTTTATCATTGTCAAATGCTTCCCAGGACACCGCCTGGAATACTACCATAGTTACAACACGTGCGATGTGTTTAAGTATGATAATTTATATAAATTTTTACTGGCTGGTAGACGTGTCGGGAGTCGAGCGCGACTTCCTGGGCTTCCTCTGGGACGAGGAGGGCGATCTGGCTGCCGGCGTTGGTGGCTCGGACTTCGAAGCAGGCTCTGCCTTAGGAGCGGGCTCTGCCTTAGGAGCGGGCTCTGCCTTCTTCTTTGGGATGGGTATAGGTGCACTCACCCCGGTCGACCCGAAGCCCGCCTCACCACGGGTGGTTTCCGGAATCTCCGTCACGTCCTCCACTGCGGCATCCTCGTACTTCTCGAGGACGAGCTGAGCCACGCGGTATCCGGGGTGAATCACGTAAGTGTTGCGATCTTGGTTGAAGAGAACCACCTTGATTTCTCCGGTGTAATCCGGGTCGACAACCCCAGCACCGGTCTGAATGCCGTGCTTCACGGCGAGACCGCTGCGAGGAGCGATGCGACCATAGGTTCCCGATGGGAGCTTGATGGAAATTCCTGTTGGAACCACTGCCCTTCGACCGGGCATCAGAACCATGCTCTCCGTTGCGTAAAGGTCATACCCAGCCGCCTGGGGGGAGCCCTTGGCGGGGAGAATTGCGTTATCCGAGAGACGCTTGACTTGTAGAACCATCTTTATAATATATAGTAGTTTTTATTCTTTAACGATATCTACAGTATATACTTGCACTATATTCGTCGCAAAACCATATCGGTTTTTGGTTCTTTTTCATCTTCATCGCCACGACCTCTCCGCTTTTCAACACGTATCCTTTGTAGGTTTTCTTTTTGAACGGTCTTTCTATGCAATAATCTTGTCCGTTCAACTCCCTGAGTATCTTACTCGCAGCGACGATTGAAGGAAACACCATTCCATAGAAAGATACCTTGTTCGTTTCACGAAAAAGAGTTCCCTGGTGTATTCGTTCGTATGTGATTGGCAGGTCTGACATATCTGTACTCGTCAAAAGGAAGTCTCTCTATTCTTCTCTTATATTTGTTTTTATCTTTTAAACAGCTCGCGTGGAAAAGAGTCATGCAAACTGCGTCTGCAATGTCGTGCTGCCTTTCGAGGCACGCGTAAGAATCCAAAAAGTGAACGTAGGGGAACGCTATTTCGTTTGTTTTGACTTTGCGGGTTTCGTAGTCAAAATGAGATATTCTAAAGTGTTTGTGCATCTTGTTGGGAGATATAATTACCGCTTTGTTTCTAAACGAACTGACTATGAGAGCCTCTACGTTATTCAATCCTGTTAAAGGCTGTCTCTCCACGAGAATGGCGTCCGCTTCGTCAAATAAAGGACGGTGCTCTTGAATGAAATGAGCAACGCGGTCGACGGTTTCTTTCGTGTGTGGTATGCAGCAATTACAGGGCTTCACCGTATTGTGCTTCATTACCGTTATGTCATCCTTAAAGGCTCTCGTGAAGGAAACGTCGTACTCTTCGTCGATGATGGCGCGCGTGACGCCCATGTTCACGTATCCAATATCGATAGCAACAACTATCATCTCCTTATTACTATTTTGTATCCTTTAAGCACACTTTTTTCTATGTGCTTCTTTGCAGCCTGTATGCTTGGCATGCTCCACAGAAGCCACCGAGACCAAAAACCCGCCGTTCCCACCCCGTCCTTCCCCCACTTCTCGCGCGAGCTGCGAGCCTTTCGCAGCATGTTACTGTGCACATCTTTGGGCTTCAAAGACCCCGAGCGCGACCCCCCGTGGCGCACGAGATAACGTTCCATTCTGAGAGCGTTTCCGTGCGTCGTGTAATCCTCGTACCCAGCGGCACCGAAACGCACCGTGGCGCCGTTGGGCAAAGTCGCCTGCCACTTGTAGCCAGACACACGGGGCATCTTCTTCAAGTAGATAACTTTGCCAGACATTTACTAATATAATATATTTTTATTGTCATGTAGATCATCATAAACAATAAAGCAAGGTTAAAGCAAATGATCAAATAAAATAAAGGATATAACTTTTCCTTTATTTTTTTATTTGTGAAAATCATATCAAGAACCTGATCTGTCAATTCATCTATCATGGAGAATTTTGTTATTATTAGACGAGAAAAAGAAACCGATAATATAAATATTATACAAAACGACGGTTTCAAAAGAAACTTCGAGCACCACGTGGACGAAGGCAACGTTTGTGTGGTGCATGGACCGAGTGGATGCGGCAAGAGCTTCACGTCGAGATTGCTTCTCGAAAATTACCAGTTCGTGGAATTCACTTCGGACATTTTAAAATCGAAGCCAGAAACCACCGATTTCATAGAAAGAGTTGAGGGAACTTCGAGTGTGTGGTTTTTCGATGACGTTGACATATCACAACCCGGGTGGAAAATTGCGGCGGAGTACATCAAAAACCCCCGGCAAATAATGGGACCAGTGG